GCCTCAAATGGAGCGTTATCATTCGCTGCATTTAGTTTTTTGCTTTTGGTCTCTTCGTACTTTTACTACGTCCGTCGATCCTATTTCGCCCCCATCAAAAGCACAGAATAACTCCCGCAAGAGTAACTTTGTCTCGCATATTCCAGCTAGTTGCGCACCGCTAACCAAAATATCGTCTATCTGTGCTTATGGTGGACCAGGCGGGTACTGCCCCCGCGTCCAGATCGTCTATTCCACTTAACGTCATCAACCTCAGCATATGTATATAGTACTACATTACTCTCTAAATGTCAAGAGAATAATTACTTCTTAAAGTATTTTCCAATCCAGTTTGGTTGTGGTAGAAAGTTCCAACCAACAATAAGTCCTGCTAAAAAGCCTAGTGCGATCTCAAACATATTTACTTCTCCTTTTTTTCTGTCGTGTACACGGTATAACTTCATCACCCACAATCCGAATAATCTTTTCATCGATCAATTTCTGTAAGGTGCCTTCTATGCCCATCTGAATACCTATGTTTCTGTTCCATACAGCACAGAAACCGACTAAGATGGCAAACAAACCTAATATCCAAAAATCAACATACATATCTGTATTCCTCTTGATAGGCCCTGACTTTGGTCATGAGCGAGTCAACATAATCAATTCTATTCTTTTTAAAGATTTGAGGTTTGTCCATACCGTCAACTGATATGATAACCACAATCTGATCTATTCTTGTACCTGTTAACTCCTCATACATTAATGAATATGCAGTGCCTTGCTCGAAATAGTTTTCGATCCATTCTTCTTTCTTTTCTCTGAGGGAGGTTTTGAAATCAATGATCGAAGGCACTTCATCAAACTCGGCGATTACGTCTGTTCTTCCAGCCAAACCAATGACCTCAGAATAAAGAGGGCTTTCAATATAATGTATATTGTCGATTTTGTCAATGGTTGATTTCATATCATTGAAGGCTTGCTTCATATCTGGCATAACACCCTCAAAGATGTTTGATTCGTTGCCTAGATATTTTTCCATCAAAGAATGAAATTTTGTGCCACGAACAGATGCACGAGTTGATATTCTATTGGCTTGTTCAGCACCAACTCTGTTTCGCCATTCAATGATCTTGTCTTTCTTGAAATGACCTAAAACGGTAGTTACAGAAGGTAACTTTACTCCGTTTGGTGTTACATAATGTCTTTTGCCGTCAATCTCTACTGTAGGTAAAGATTCGAGTTTTGGCATATTAGTCAAATAACGAAAAATTTTCATTCACCACCATTTCCATCTGCACCGTCACCACCGCCGCCATCACCGGCATCACCACCTTTAGAGCCTGATCTTGTCGGCACCAAATGTTTTGCATCTACCTTTTTACGAAAGGTTATCATAGCATCATCTTTAAATTCTTTCAAGGTCTTTTTTTTATATTTGTGTGAATGACCGACATAAAATTCTGAAGGAACTGGAGAACTAAATCTAAGTTCCGATGTTTGATAATATTCATGGTCAGGCTTATCTGGATTTTCTTTCTTCCAGCTATCATACTTTGATTTGTCGGTCAATCTGCCTGATGCTGTGCCGATGTTACCTCTCAATTCAGGATCAAGATGCTTCTTAGCCCATGACATAGGTACTTTGAATTTGGTAACAGCACGATCTTCATGAGGTGTTGTTACCGCTTTCGCTCCGGCCTTTCTAAAAGAATGTTCGCCACGACGATCACCACTTGACATAGCCGCATAGCCATGTGCTGTATGCGGATCTAGTGTCATCGATACCATACCTGTTTTAGGATCAGGAACACTTATACCATTTTTTTCAATGGCAGGCACATTTTTACTGTGCGTACCATGATATAGGTATAAGTGTTCTTTATCTTGCCACCAACCGGTGTTAGCATCTTTATCAAATGGTATTTCAGCCATTGTCGCGTTTTTCTCTGATCTTCTTAAAGAAAGATTCAGCAAGAGGCTTTTGTTCAGGTGCAGCCTTAGGTTTATTGATGTGTGCTACACCGTTTTCATCAACCTTGTTGGCGAAGTGACCTGCGGCTTCATTCTTAACACCCTTGAGCATTAGACCTGAAACAACACCATGACCTGATTGACCTTCAGTCTTGCCGATTGTCGTATGACGGTCAAATGTATTATCGTCATTATCGCCGTTTGTAACAGGATACTTTTGGCCTGTTGAATGGTCAACAATATGTGTTGGCAAGCTGGCATTCTTTTTGCCCTTTTGCTTTTGGAAAACCATTGCAACAACACCACCTCTTTTCAACACTTCTGATGTGGCCTTATCATTTGACTCATCATGCCCCGTGCCTGTGTGAGATAGTGTTAGATGATAGTTGTTTGGATGTCCCATCGAATTGAAATCGCTTCCCGCTTTCTTTGGTGCGAGAGAGCGAATAACGCGATTGTGCATCTTGGTGTAGTCGTAGAATTGAACATCTTTGTGACGCGAGAACATTTTTGGTGCATGATGTTCCCATGAAAGGTCAGATGTAACATTCATACGAACACCAGGTATCATGCCCTTTTTCTGTGCAGACTTCTTATGCTGTGTGATCTCATGATCGATAAGACGAGCAGCATGTTCAGGATGTGCGGCAATGAATTGTGTACGCAATACCTTAGATGACATTGCAAGGTCTGGATACTGGCGATTGCCGCCTGCTTCTGTACCAAGGCAATTTGCACGACATTCTTTTGAGGCTTTAGGGCAAACATCGAAGTTGTGCATACCTGAAGTGGCGTGTGGTGCTAAGTTCAGACCAGTTGTGAGAACGCCTTCACCAGAAGACTTTTCTGTTTTCATGTTACCACGAAGCATTGAAGGTGCTGTAGCAGCCTTGAGGCCACGAGATTGTGCAAAAGTTTTAAAAGTATCTTTGGCTTCTTTTACCTTGGCTTTTGTTACCTTGTGGTCTTCGCTATCTATTTCATCAAAGGCTTTTCGGAAACCCTCACCGATTTTCTTGTGCAGGTTGTCCTTCTCTCCAAGACCTTCTTCTTTTGCCTTAGAGATCATTTTGGCCGTCTTCGGCATACCCATCGCCTTATGGGCTAGTTCATCTGGCTTCTGGATCGCACCTGGACGGTCACCACGCTTGATATCAAATAGAACCGCTTCGTCCATCTTGATCTTCTGTGAGGCGGTAGGGTCGCTTGGGCTTGAAAGATGGAAAAGAAAGTCATGTATATTCTTTTCCATACCTTCAGGAATATCATCATCAGGAGCCGCTTTGTATTCGGTTTCCTCATTGAGGAATTCTTCTTCGACGCGATCTTCTAATCTCTTTAGCTTGTTTAATTGCGCGACAGCGCCTTGTATTAGTTTGCTCATAGGCCTAGTTCCGTTTTGTTGATTATATAATCGCGCACGATGCCTGAGCGAACGATATCCTCTTTCTCAAACTCGATATGCTTGAAAGTATTTATGCGTCGAGTAATTCCCATAAACTCTCTGATGCCTGTTCTCTCATGCGGCTTATTGAGGTCTGACTGTCTATAGTCACCGCAGAATATGATACGGCTTTGATTACCAAGTCTCGTCATGACTGTATCAATTTCTTGGAAGGTCATGTTGTTAGTCTCATCCACGATCACAATCGCATTATTGAATGTCATGCCTCGAAGGAAAGAGGTGGTTGTAAACTCAATCATTCTTTTCATCTTGAGTATACCGTAGCCATCACCTCGCCCGAAAAGGTCGTCACAGATTTCTTTATATGGTTCTTCATAAACGGCAATTTTGTCTTTGATAGAACCAGGTAAAAATCCTATATCTCTAGATGGAACGACTGATCGAATAAGAACAATCTTATCATATTCTGTATTACTTGTCAAGAGTTCTTTGAGTGCCAAATATAAGGCGCAGTATGTTTTTCCTGTGCCTGCATAACCGTGAAGCATTAGATTATAGCCTTGTTGATATGCCTCAAATGTGTTTTGTTGGTTCACTGTTAATGGTTTAATAGAACGTAATTCAAAATGGCTAATTGTGTTTTGTGTGTTGGGCTTCTGGTTATTCTTATTCTTTTTTGGCATGTTTGCTCCTTTAAACGCAAAAGGGGACCTATCATTTCTGACAGGCCCCCTTCTTTTTACTTGGTTAAGTTTTCTTCTGTTCAAATCAAACTTCTTTTGGAATTGACCATCGCTTTTCAATAGTAGATGTGTCTGCTCCTGGTACTTGTTTCACTTTACCAAGAACATATTTTGAAAAGTCAGATGGAGGTTTGCTGACGCCTATTCCCACAGGATCAACCAAATTCATACGAAATACCTGATTGATCTTAGGGTTATCTTCAAGGTACTTTAACATTTCGTCATATGAGAGAGTCAAATCGTATTCTTCTCCCGTGTCTGTATTTTCAAATGTATATACTGGCATCTTCACCTCTATTTAGTATATCAAACTACTTTACGATAGGCAATTACCTTAGAAATTGGGTACTCGCTCACTTGTACTCTATTGTTTTGATTGCCACCTAAAACATGGTAGTGCGTATCGTCTTCACCTACATAAATTCCTACGTGTCCGCCGCCATTTCTTTTAAATGTAAGGACATCGCCTAACATTGGTTCGGTTACTTTAGTTCCGTATTTATTCCAGTTTAAAGCCCATAACGGACGTTCTACTACTTCTAACCCTGCAGCATGACAACAATAAGCTACAAAAAGACCACACCAAGGGATCTCATCATTCGTGTAAACGTTTGATAAACCTAAGTCTTTAGCCCAACCTAATATTACAGGATTGTGCGTCTTACCTACAAATTCTTTGACCCCAAGTTGTTTAACTGCCTGAACTAAGATTTTAGGCGCTGTTTCTTTTTTTAACCAGTCGTAACTCATTTTTTAATTATGTATTTATAATGAAAGTAAGCAGCCCAACTAAATATCATTGCAAAAGATAAATGAATTAAAAACGTTGCTCTATTTGATTGACTTAAAAAATCGTACATCGAACCACTCGCCCCAAGAGCTAAAGCTACCCTTACAAAAAGACGTTCTAAAACATTAACCTTTTCAATCATTCCACCCTCACGATAAACAAAGTAAAGGAAAAAGATTAAACTAACTGAAATAATCAAGTCAGAAATATTATTTATTAGGCTTATTATTTGCATTTTGTGATTTTTCTATAAGATAATTACTCACAAACTCAACCCCTTTAACTCCTAAAAACCCTAAAATAAATGCTACGCTCATTTGATATTTTTCGTCCATACGTAGAATATCTACTATTATAGGGGTAATATAATTAGCACTTGCAACACCTGTAACTATTGCAAAAAATGTAGTCTTTAAATTGTTTGATTGCTTTTTTCCTATTAGGATTAAACTTCCAAAAAAACCAGCAACACTGATTCCTATGTTAAAACCTATTTCTTGTAATAGCTGTTTCATC